TCGGATTGGTCGGTTTGTTGCCCAGGTTCCACCAGTACCAATCGTGTATGACGCAGTAGCCGACGTCAACGAGAACACCTCGTCTTGGGTGTAATAGTAATACTGGGGATTCGATGCAAACGAATCAATAAGCGAGTTCAGGCCGTAAAGCGAGTCTTGCGCTTCAGCGGCAGTCGGAGCTTCACCAGAGGCGATGACACCGAGCATACGTAATGATTTATAAATGACTTGCTGTGCGGTAATCGCCATGATTATTCTCCAATTTGTTCAATTTTGCGGATGTACTTGCGCTTGAGCGACAACGTATTCACCGCGACTTCGTCCTCAGATTCAAGGGACTCATCTGGATTGTATCTTGTCCATCCGAATTTTTCATCATGCTCAACTTCAGCGTCAAGCGATGCGATTTTTGTCCCGTGGATTGGGTGAGTAAGATAAATTTGTGCCATTTTGAAAACGGGGGTGATTAGCCCCCGCTTTTTTAGGATGCGCCGTGAATGATGGCGTAGTTCAAAACAACGGCTTCTGACAAAGGTCCAGCAGAAATGTTTCGCAAAACAATTGTTGCAGAACCAGCAGTCATGGTGGACACAAACACGTTGTAGGTTCCAGCAGTAGCAGCACCGCCAGCAACATTAAGGATCAACACATCTTTGGATGAAATCAAAGAATTGTTCAACGTGAAAGCGACGTTTGTAACCGTAGCCAATGAAGCATTGTTCATTGTGATTTGACCAGCACTCGTGTTTAACGTGACTGCGGTCGATTTGCTGGTGAGTTGAGTCACAGCACCTTGAGCTGCCGCCGCATAACCAATTTCTTGGGTTGCGTAGCAGGTAGTAAATTCGGGATCGCTATAAGCAACACCGACAGATTGTGAGTTCGACATATCAATTCCTTTTAGAAAAAGAAGGGACCGAAGTCCCCTCTTTTATTAGGCCACGCGATACACAGACCAAGCAGCATCACCAGTCTTGCGAAGCATGAACTGGCCGCTGGAAGTGATGGGCAAAGCCACCGTTGCGTTGCCGCCATCGGTAAAGCCGGTACCCATTGCCAGAGCAGCGGTACCAGAGCTGGTACCGATGTTCACGACATACAGGGTCATAACACTGCCAACCTTGGAACTGGTCACCAAAGCGTCCAGGGTAGACGCTGCAGGCAGCGTGTACGTCTGGGCAGCAGTAGCGCCAGAACCAACGATCAGAATGTCAGCGGCCAATTGAGCTGCGGTCAAAGTGCCCGTAGCTGCTTGCGACGCTGGATCGGCAAAAGCAGAGAGTTGAACTTCGTTCAGGTTACCGTCGCCAACTTGATAACCACCTGCACCATTAGGGAGAGCCATGATAAATTCCTTTCAAAAATATACAGAAGAAGGGGCCGAAGCCCCTATTCGTTTAACCCCAGACGCGGCAAGCCATCTGTGGACGAATCGCGCTGTAACCATACAGCACGTCGATACGGCAAGGCATACGATCGTTGTTGATGTCATACTGACGAACAACGCGCAAGCTGATGCCGTTATGCACGGAACGAGCGGCCATGTCAACGCCTTGGGGCAGCAACAGGTCGGCGGTAGCGAACGTAATGGCATCCTTGTGGTACACCAAGTTCTGAGCGTACTGCGTGCTTGCGGCACCCAAGAACGTCACAGCAGCGCTGGATTGCGGGAACGAGTTCACGGTGGCCAGAGCGTTTGCGGGGCTGTAAATAGCCGGGTACACGTTCACGGTAGCAGCAACACCAGAGCCGTTAGCAACTGCGTCAGCAGTCACAACGAACTGAGCCAGAGAGCCGGTGGACTCGCGGGTTTGCGGGTTGACAGCGTACACGTTGGCGATGGTGAAAACTTCACCGGCTTTCAGCGTAGCGTTAGCGCCCAAACCGCTCAAAGAAATCACAGAGGTGCCTTCAGCAGCAACAGTAGTCGTCACGGTACCGTTGGTACGAGTGCCGGTGGTGAACTGCTTGATAGACTGGCTCATGTTGATTTCGTCGAAGCCCAAAACGCCAGTGCCCATCATGCCGTTTTTGAACTGGCGGGACACGGTATCGGTCGGATTGAACAGACCTTTCATGCCTTCAACCAGCGCAGCGTTGGCAGCGGGGTTCACGGTAGCGTAGCGCGGCGACATGATGGCAGCGTTCTCGTTCAGTTTCTGTTGAGCTTGCAACAGAACCAAAGAGGTGCCAGGAGTCGTGCCAGGGGTACCAACGCTGTTACCAATGGCTTTATAAGCATTGGCCACATCGGCGTCGATGGAAGAAGCGAGCTGGCTGATACGCGGTTTTAACACACGTTCTGCGAAGTCGTCCAATTGCATGGTCAGTTCGGCAGAAGTGAAGTTCACGCCGATATGCTTTTGGCTGGCCACAGACAGGGTGGTGTACTGCTCGTTGTCGTCCTGAACTTGCAGGGCGGCACCGTCGGTCACCAAAGCGCGATCGGGCAAACGGATACGCAGGGTAGAACCAATCTTGGCACCTTCAACAGCGAAGCTGTCGTCGTACTGACGGTTTACATTGCGGGTCAAAACAAGGTTATTCTCCAGAATTTCCAGAGCCTTGCGGGTGATCATGTCGATCGTAAGAATGCTGTTAGACACAATAAAGTCCTTTCAATTTGTTAGCGGGTTCTCTGCGCTTCCCACTTTTTCATCTGGCGGCGGCGCTCTGCTTCAATCCATTCCGAGTCACTCATGGTCTTCGTTGAACGAGGATCAGTAGTGTCATAACTCGGATTTCCCGAAGCACGCGCTGTCACCGGACTAATAGGTGCTGGTGCAGACGTTGTCTTTCGTACTGGAGGTTCCGTGGCAATTTTTGCCTCAATACGTCCAATTTCCTTCGCTTGCAACAGAGGCGACAGACGAGAAATGCGTGATGCTTCCTTGGGGTTTGTACCTAGCCAATAGGCTACATCAGGACCAACATCGGACGACTTAATCGCTTCTGCCATGTGGGTTGTGATTGGCAGTGACGGGTTTTGCACGACTTCAGTAAAGTCTTCGTACTTGTCCATCGCCACTTCAACACGTTCCGCATAAGCGTCTTCGGTTTGAGCAACTGTCCGTTGATAATCCCTTTGGGCAATCAATTCTTCAGCACGTCGATTGGCCAACACTTCTGCGTAGGCTTCGGGGCTTTCAAACTGATCAACCGGCGGCAACTCCTTTGGAACCGACTGTCGAGTAAGCGTTTCCGCTTGCTTTGCAGACTGTTCACGTTCCCATTTGCGCTGTTCTCTCGCAAGGCGCTTGCCGATCATCGCATCGATTTCAGCCTGGGAGTATTTTTTCTCCTCGGTTGTTTCAGTTTGATTCTCGACGACTTCCGGCGCTTTAACTTCAGACTCAGGTACAGCCGTTGCAACCTGTTCTGGCGCGGGAGCAGACTCCGCTAATGCTTGGACTTCTTCAGTCATTCTATGAATCCTAAGATTCCCCGGTGTGCCTCGCCGGTACGGTTAAATTACATTATGCACTCAAAGCAGCCACTTTGTCTTGAAAAGATTTTAAGCGAACTGCAAGATTTTGTTCAGAGGCATCCAGCAACAGCTTGCGCTCTTGCACTGATGCGTCCTTGGCATTTAAGTTAGCTTCACGAGCATTTAAAGCGGCGTCACGCGCATCAGCAGCCGCTTCTCGTGCATCCAAATCAGTAAGAGATACTTGGACATAAGCATCAATAGAATCTTTGCTTTCTGCGGTCAGTGCAGCCAGCGCATTTGATTCTGCATCACGAGCAACAGCGGCAGCAATCAGCTCGGCGGCTTGGGCTTTGGCGTCTGCTAGTTCTTTGGCTGCGGCCTGGCGGTCAGCCAGGGCATCGGCCACTGCGCTCAATGCGCCTTGACGTTGAGCCAGCTCATCACGAGTCTGAATCATCGTTTTCAGTTCATTGGGAAAGGTTTTGGCAATGTAGGTGACAAACTGGTTGAAATCTACTGCGCCGGTTGCATCAAAGAGTTCCATGATTCACCTCAAGCGTAATAGGTGACATTGATCTTGGCGCTGGCCGTTTGCTCAATGAATTTGATCTTCGTGAGATCGCCGTCATATTGCAACGTAGCGCCAGCGGCCAAGGGCATACCGACCGTAGCGGTCGGGGCAACATCATCATCTCGCCAGCGCACAGCTTGTGCTTCGGCGGTGATAATTGCAATACTGGGCTTGCAGGCAAGACCATTCAAATCCGTTTGCGGGACGGTCAAGCCTGCGGAGGCGCTTAAACTGGTGATCTGTTGATAACCCAGTCGCGTGGTAACTGCTTTGAGAGTAAGTGCCATATTAGCCCTTTTCGGTAAATGATCGTAGTCGAATAATTGGATTGACACCTACGATCAATGTGCCAACGTACATACCAC